CAGTTCCACATGAGACTACCCATGTTGTTGGTCACAGTGAATGTCTTGTACCCATTACAGGCAGGGCAGTTCATGCGTTTGGTTTCCCCGTTACGCACGTCTAATTCACTTACAATGTTATATATATTACTCATGTATATATCTCTTTCTCTGTGGCAGTTAAGTGCTTTTATCACGAGATTTACGTGCTGTCAATGCATTATTTGCAGAGGCATACCTATTCTTCATGTAAGGCTTAACTGACTGTGGGTTACTATGTCCTGTTACCGACATGATTTGTCCCATAGGTACACCAGCCTCGACCATTTGTGTCGTGCCTGTGCGCCGTAGGTCCATCAGTCGTAGTTCATCAGGCAGTCCAGCTTCACGCATGACAGCCCTTCCAGCTTTCGATAGCCTCTCCATACTGTATGGGTGGTAAGACCCGCCCACGGGCGTTGTACGGGGTGCTACGTAGGTTTGAAAGCCAAAGTCTTCCTGTTGTTGAATCAGCATGGACAGTAAGTCATCGTCAATAGGCAACGTGACCTCTGCCCTACGCTTGGATTGTTCCAGATACAGCTTCTTTTCGGGCAGGTCTAGGTTATCCCACGTCAATAGACGCATGTCACCTAGACGCTGGCACCATTCGTAAGCCATATGAACTATCAATCCGATACTACGCCACTGAAACTCAGTGTATGCCGTGTCAAGAAATTGACGCACATGGTCTTCTGACCACACAACTTTGCGTTGTGGTGCTGTTTTACGTTTGACACTGGCAAAGGGATTCACCTTTGTGTACTCCATTTCAATGGCATAGCGGTAGACGATAGATGAGACAGTACAGACATGGTTGGCGAGGCTAATGCCCCGCGCAACCCACTCCTCATACGCATGTTTGGCTTGCTTACTTGTCAACGCATCATACTTTACGTCACCAAATTCTTGACACATTACACGCAAGAAATATTGATAGTCTTGTTTAGTTCTATCGCGTAACATATTGTAATCATTGGATGTATAGTACTTGTCAACAAGTTGCTGCACTGTCTTCATCAGTACTTCCTTTCATAAAACCTTATGCCAACGAACTCATCACAATACGCCTTTATGGTTTTATTGTTCACTTTTTTACCGCCTTCGTAGCATATGTTCTTTTGAAGATAGGACAACGCTTCTTCTTCGCTGTCCATATCTTTGTAGTTAGTGTCAGTGTACCAATAGTCACCTGCACCATCAGCATCGAAACCTTCCTTGTCATAGTCCATTGCTAGTACATACTTCATGCTGCCAGTAACTCCTTGAACTGCTTGCTGTCTACCCAGCGAGATACCTTTTCTTCACGCTCCCACATTGAGACAGCATCGGTATCCTTGCCAGTGTTACGCAGCTTGAATCCGTTACGCTCATCAGCATAGGTGGCATAGTTGGTGAAGGCAGAGTACAGAGCAAAGGCATTGTTGCCACGCACACCAGCCTCTTGATTATACAGTTCAAACATACGCTTGGACTTGCCTTTGTCGAGAGACTCAAGCATAGACTTCACGTTGTCTGCATACAGAGGCTTGTTAGCCCAGCCTTGCAAGCGTTCTGACTGTGTATAGAAGTCCTGCTTGCTACGGTTTAGCTGGTCAATGAATGTGTCAAGGTTGAACCCGCTGGTATTCTTACGGCGTACCTTGTCATGTTCACCACGTATCTGCCCATTGGTGCAGAAGAAGTCGATAGCACCAAACAGTACCGTGTTTGAACACGTACCGTCCACACCATGCAATGCAATGATGCGCTGCGCTATTTCAGTCTCATGCTTTGGCGTAGTAATCTTAGCCTTCACATTAGGCAAAGTCATGTCCATCATGGCCCAGCCATTGTGATGGGCATCACGCCATGCAATGTTAGCACCGTCCACCTCATGCGAGGAAAGGTTCTCTGTCACTGCGTCCATAACGCTGCGAAAGAAGTCACCATGTGATGCACAGGTGAAGTCTTTACCAACAATAGCAATGGGTTCGCCAGTGTTGCGATTGATTACATACTTCTTGTCACTAACTCTAGTGGGTTCAAAGTCTACCTTGAAGTCAAGGTTCTCAGGGATATATTCTAATGGCATATCTAGTCTCCTTTCGTTTGTGAAGATGCAGTTATATCATATAAGATATATGATGTCAACTAATCCCACCGATAAAATATGTGTTCACCTATCTGTACGATAGGCGTCTTGCTTTCTGCCCACTCAGGCAGAACGTAGGTGGCGTGGTAATGTGTCGCACCTTCCACAAAGTCATCTAGGTTGCCGTAGTATACACCATGAGCAATCATCAAAGCCTTTTCATAGGCTTCTGTATCTGGTGTACTGTCTGACTTACCATCACAGTACCAGCTAAACTGGCAACGATGACGCACAGGGAAGTCAGTGCGCCATGAGTATGTTGGACCCTGCATGACTACCTCACAGGCTGTGTCAGGATACCTGTCATCAGCCACACGATTCATCACCACTTGGGCCACCGCAACCTGCCCAATAAAGGGCTGGTCACGGGCCTCATGGTACACGTTGAGTGCAAGGCAAACAAGTGCTTCAGCAAACATTAGTCTGCTTCCTCCTCTGCCAGCACCCAATCTGCATAGTGCATAGTACGACCATTCTCATCCTCTTTCGGTACGAACTTGAAGATATGGTGCAGGTTACATTGGATACGCTCCAACTTGCTCACATCAGATATCCACAGGTCTTGGCAGTCAAAGATAGTCTGCAAGATGTCTCTCAAGTCATTGTGAGCCTTGAGTAATTCAAGGCGTTGCTCACTTGTTATCTCCATATCACTTCTCCTCTACAAGTTTGGTTAGCAGTTCCTCAATCCTACCCATGAGGACGTTGATTGCAGTCGCAATGTGTCCTGTGTCAGTGGGTTGCATACGTGCTTCCAGTTGTCTCACCTCTTCAATTAAAGCGAGAATGTGTTGTTTATATGTTTGTCTATTCATGTTCACCTCCATTACCTCTGCCCAGCCCACCGAAATAGTTAGGCTTACGTCTGGCTGTTTCAAATACACCTGCCGTGATGAACACGCCAGCAATCAGCAGTGCATGGGCTATGGCACTAATACCAAACACCATGATGCTACCCATCCACATACTGAATATGATACACCACATCCACGCCAGCATCTGCATTACCAGATGCCGTGTGTTGTTGTCAGGTATATGGCGCAGCGGATTGTACCTGCTGTCCATGATTAGGTTGTATGCATTAATCATCCTCGTCTCCCATGATGTCATCTAGTGTGTGTGTGGCTGTACTCATGCACTTCTCATGTTCGTCCTGTTCAAGACGAAACTTAATTGCTTCCCACTGGTCAACAATGGTGTGCCACAGTTCTGGGTTTTCATCACGCAGTTCAGTCTTGGTGTGGAAAATCTCTATGTATTCCTCACGCATCTGGTGCATTTGCATCCGCTCATCTTTGGTAAGCCAATCATTCATTAGCATCCTCCTCTATCAAACAAAGCATAGTTGTATAAACACGATAGTTGCCACCAGTGCCGTGCCACTTAGACTGCGACTTGGCAATTACCTTGTCACCAAACCAAGTGCCACCCACTTTGGGTGCATACACATGATTGCCGCCACGCTTCCTGTCTCTGCGACTGTGATGGTATATGTGGGTATCCCATGTGTAACCCTCTGGTGCTTCATATGTATTGCGATTAGCTGGGAAGGCAGCAAAGAAATCTTGTATGACATCTTCATGGCCTTCTACGTTTGGTATTGTGCTTCTTTTGGGCATTAGCAGTGTCCTTCCTCGCTTGTCTCGTACTCTTTGATGTACAGAAACTCAATACGCTTACTTGGATACAAGGCTTGTGCCATCTCCATAGCGTGTTCCATTGCGTTACCCCATTGGGATTGCTCAAGGGCAGCGGGATGGACAGTTACCTGCCCAGCCTCGCTGTCGATTTTGATACCAATCTCCCAATACATTAGGCGGCTACCTTTGCCTTGCGTCCACGCTTGCCACGGGCAAGGTCACGCAGGTTGTTGATAGTCAGGCTACCAACCTCTACTGTGATAGGCTTGCGGTTCTTGCGGCGTACAGCCTTGCCAAGTTCCTTGTGTACCTTGTCCAGAATGATACCAGCAACAGCCTCTGCCGTGTACTGGATGTAACCGCCTACCTCGTCTTTTGTCTCACGAGTAGGCTCAAGCACCATGTCATAGAACTTCATGCGGCCCATAGGTACACCGTGATACTCAAGATAGAGTGCCTCGACTTTCTGCAGCTTGGACTCGAACTCTGGTGATGCAATCACCTGTCCGGTCTTGCCTGTTGAACGCTTGAAGTATGTGCCTGATGGGATGGTGTTCTCAATGTTGAATGATGTCATGGTAAAATCTCCTTTTAGTTGGTTGTAGTAGGGGTTTGATAGGCCCATACAGATGGCCTACCTTCGTACTTGCCGACAACGATTGTGTCAGCGTCAGTAATGGGTTGTCCTGTGTCCTTGTACACAAAGGTATCATTGACATAGGGGTTATAGGTGACAGCCTTGCAAGTATCCTGCATGAATGAACGTGCAGTGTCAGGTGTAAACCTAGTCACAGTGCCTACTGCAAAGGCGTGGACATTCTTCTTGCCCTCACGCCGTACCTTGGCCTGTCCTGCTTTACGGACAACGAACTTGGCATCTGATAAGATACAGGTTGTTTCATGCCTGATTACTCTGCCTGTCTTGCGGTCCTGTACGGACCAGCACTTCTTGTGCAGATTCCAATATACACGTACCTTATCCATAATTACGCTCCTGTATTTGCTGTACGTTACGCCTTGCAGTGCGTCTTACATTCTGCTTGCGCTTGTTGTAACTGCGCCAATGGTCACGCTTGCCCTCTGGCTTAGTTGTCTTTTGGTTCTTCATGTTTTCTATCTTGATTTGCATTGTGCTTATCTTTCTTTCGATTGTACTTCGTTTTGTCAGGCACTACTTGTGAACGTCTGCGATTACTCTGTAGGAGTGCCTTGGCTACAGGGTTGATTGTCTTAGTACGCATTGTCAA